CAAAGTCTCGCCTCAATGCACTTCTTTCTGCATTTGGTATGGAAGGTGAGTGTGTCTTTCAAAAGAACTTTCAGTGGTTCGTTAACTACAATGGTTCCCCGATTCCGTTCTTCTCAGGTATGCGTCTGGCATGATTTTCTGTCCCAAGTATAACTAACTCATTCGTTCTTCACTCACAATCAACCGATGCAAATCTCTGACTTCCTGATCACTTCGTTTCAAAATGTTCGTTCTTCAAAGCGTACCGATCAACTGCACAAAGTTCTGCTCGATGAAGTTCTGAATTCGAATCCTGAGTGGGCAGAGTATACTTGGGAATATGAATATCAGTTGCCTGTTGATGGTTTCGGTGGCACCTTTGATGTAGACATTGCTGGTTTCAGTGAGGGTCAACTTAAAGTCGCAATCCTTGCCAAAGCTATCAATAGCAACGTCAACAAAAATATCAAGAACTATGCGAACACCACTATCGGTGAAGCAGCACGAATCATGTTTGCTCCTAATGCTAACATGGAGAAAGTTCTCTTTGTGAGTATACTTCCTCGTATTGCACCTCGGTTTAACAAAGGTGGAGATGTTGTCGGATTCGATGATGTTCTCTCTGCCAAGTCTCGCACTAAGGTTAATGAAGTTCTGCAGGTCCAGTATAATGGTGTGGTCGAATCTGTGGACCTATTCTTTGATATTAGTGATGTGAAGAACTTTACACATTCTGAGCAATTTGATCAGATCAATGTAGAGAATCTGGATGAACTTATGCTTGCTTGATTGATACTAAGTGTCACGAACGAACGTATGCCATTCGTGACACTTTTTGCAGATAGTGTGATTTTGGCAGTGTTTTTATGGTCGGTTTGTTATATTATGGCGGGCGATGCGTTTATAAAAATCCCAACCTCCCCTAACCTACAACGAACCCAAATCGACCTCTAAATATCAAACTCAAAAAAAATTTCCCAGTATAAAAAACGACTTCAAAAACCCTTTCATGTCAAAAAAATTCCGCAGAAAAAATTCATCGCAGTGGTCTTTTTGGAAAGTCGTGCTGGCTGGTTTGTGCATCCGATATCCGCGCCAAATTTTCTGGAATCCTCTGATACGATATCCAGTGTGTGTTTTTTTAGGTTGGGCAGCAGTTCGGTTGATCAACTTATTATTCACATAAATAGATGTAAAGTGAGATATCAAACATCTCATGACATATCAAATAAGAGCAAAAACAACAGGAGTTATATTCTGCGCTGATCTGAAAACGAAAGAGGAGGCAGAGAAAAATCTGTTGACAATTCAAGGACTGATAGCAATCAGTGGAATTAAAACTGATTACCTTGCAGAAGACTTTGAAATTGTGAATGCTTCATCATAGATTGACAAATCATTCTATTTACTGTAAACTTGAAATTGAACAAAGGAAATTACTTATGGCAAAAGGATTTGTAGTGAAAGCAAACTCCCCGCTTGCAGAAAAGGCACCCGAGTGGGACATTGCTGCGATTAAAGAAAGAATGAAAGGTAAGAGAATTGTATTCTGCTTACCTGGTCGTGGATGCTCCTATGTCTTTCTGAAAAATTTTGTACAGCTTTGTTTTGACATGGTTCAAAACGGAATGAGCATTCAAATTTCTCAGGATTACTCCTCGATGGTAAACTTTGCACGGTGTAAAGTTTTGGGTGCAAATGTTCTCCGTGGTCCAAGTCAAGTACCCTGGGATGGTAAACTTGAATATGATTATCAACTCTGGATCGATAATGACATTGTATTCAATACTGAAAAGTTTTGGCAACTTTGTGATCTTGCAGTTCCTGAAAATAATGACGAACGTGAGATTGCATGTGGTTGGTATGCAACCGAAGATGGACACACAACCTCTGTTGCTCATTGGTTAGAGGAAGAGGAGTTTCGTAAGAATGGTGGTGTGATGAATCATGAAACTGTGGACTCCATGAGTAAGCGTAAGAAACCTTTTACTGTGGACTACACTGGATTTGGTTGGGTCATGATCAAGAATGGTGTATTTGAACGTATGGAATATCCTTGGTTTGCTCCAAAGATGCAACAGTTTGAATCTGGTGCAGTTCAAGACATGTGTGGCGAGGACGTAAGTTTCTGTTTGGATGCAAAAGAACTAGGCATTGAGACCTGGTGCGACCCTCGCATTCGTGTCGGTCATGAAAAAACTCGTATCATTTAACACTTTATCCTATGAGAATTGTTTATAAAGGTAGAATTATTCATCGAGATCTGAGTCATGAACAGTGTGCTGAGATTCTTGATGAACTATCTGAGCAAGTTTACAATAATGAAATAGATCCAATTGAAATTGAAGTAGAGGAAGACTAAATGGCACAAACAAAAAAGACACTTTCTGGATTAAAAAAACTTGAATCTCATCCTAAGAATACTCGACAGGGATCTGGAAAACATACAAAGTATTCTGCATCAAGTCGAAATAATGCGCGAAAGCCCTATCGAGGACAAGGTGGGTAATTTAGAGATCTTTCATGTAGTTGAGAGATCTTTTTTTATATGATTAAAAACCCCATATGCGCGTTCCTGAAAGATTAAATAGTTACACCAATGTAAAAAATACATGTCCTGTTTAGTTGTTAACTTACCATCTCAAGAAGTATGGGTTCGTAAGGAGTATCTTACGGATCATCAAAGTGGTTGGGGAGAATTTGTTAAAGGTGTCTGGGTATCTGCCAAATCAATGCCTGGTCGTGCTTTTTATTTTGAAACATATTTGCCAGAATATGCTGCAATGTATGATAAACTACCAATTAGTGCCTTTTTATCACGTCCCGAAACACCAAATCCCGATTTAGATCTTCCAAATTTACAATTTTGGAACTGTATGGACTATGGAGTCATTGCAGTTCAGAAACAATTTATTGGATCAATGGACTACGAGTGTTATACTCGTGACTTTGGACCTCAAAAAGGAACTTATATCTGCACATTAGACAATTATCATCAAGATCCTGATGTGATTGATTATGCAACAAGTGAAAATCCAGCAGAACATAAGTCACATAATCTTATTGAACTCCAAAACGGACAATTTGCACTATATCCTAACAATCGAATACGTATCTATGACAACAGTTTAACACCAAAAGAGCCAAAAACTCCTGATTTTAAGGTTTCAACACGTTATTATCAAGTTGAAAACAGTCATGAACGACTTGGAATGGGACATGAAGACGAATATTTTTGGAAAACAGCAAAAGAACGAGAGGAAAATTCAGTTGATAGTGATTTTTGATGATTTTATGACTAAAATCGGGATGGCAACCCCGTAAAAAGTTCTAATTCACTCGAATTAGGAGCAACATGTCGAACTTACCCATTGATTCAGATCAAAATTACATGCATCAAATGTGGAAAACAACCTCAATGACCAATGATCACATAAAAAACACAAATTTAAGAGAAATTAGAGAGGTTGTTGGAGATTCAAACACTTCAACGAAGCATAATTTTGAAAAACAAAACGAAATTCACTCAAAAATTCGTAATGATGATGATTATGATGATTGGGAATATGGCACAGAACCACTTTATGGATAAAAAGGCAATTTTGATGTAATAAATATGATAGAAATATAGTGTTTTTCGATGCCAGTTGAGATTCAACAACGTACATCACTTGGATTTAAAGACCTTAGTATGTCTTTTCAAAAAAATCCATTAACAAATGACTTGATTGCACTTAATCATGCAAATGCGATTGCTCAATCAGTTAAAAATTTAGTTTTAACTGATCCTGGGGAGAGATTTTTTAATCCAGATCTTGGAACAGGTCTTTCAGAATCACTTTTTGAGAATGTTGATATTATTTCAGCATCTCAGGTTCAAGTTTATGTTGAAACCACTATTCAAAATTATGAGCCAAGAGTTAGATTGCAAGAGGTCATCATTGTTCCTGACTTTGATAATGGAATTTTTAATGCAACAGTAAAATATGAGATTGTTGGAATTGACGTACCACAACAAGCACTCGCATTTCCCTTAGTTAAAACCAGGTAGATAAATGCCACTAGTTAAGTTCAGCAACTTAGATTTTGATCAGGTTAAAGAGTCCATTAGAGACTACATCAAATCTAATTCAAATTTCACTGATTATGACTTTGAGGGATCAAATCTCTCAGTGATCATTGATGCGCTTGCCTATAATACTTATCTCTCCTCTTACAATGCAAACATGCTGAGTAATGAGGTTTTCATTGACTCCGCAACTCTAAGGGAAAATATTGTCTCATTAGCAAGAAATATAGGTTACACTCCTCGTTCAAGAAAAGCAGCAAGAGCAAATATCTCTTTTACAGTAAATGTTGGATCCTCAACTGCTTTAACCTTAACATTAAAAGCAGGAACAGTTGCAACTTCAAAAGAAAGATTTGGAAATTTATCATTTGCATTTACAATTCCATCAGATATTACGGTTCCTATTGTAAATGGAGTGGCAACTTTTAGCAATATTACAATTTATGAAGGAAATTATATCACTGAAAACTTTACATTTAATGTAAATATTCCAAATCAAAAGTTTGTTCTTGGAAATGCACACATTGATACATCAACGTTGGATGTAAGAGTTTATCCAACATCTCAGGAAACATCATTCAAACAATATAATCTTAAAACTGACCTTTTTAATGTAATTTCAGACTCACGAGTTTACTTCATCGAAGAAATTTCTGATCAAAGATATGAAATATTCTTTGGTGATGGAGTTTTTGGAAAAAAACTAGATAATGGAAATTATATTACGGTAAGTTATACCGTGACAAATGGAGAAAATGGTAATGGTATCTCGTCTTTTTCATTTGCAGGAAGAATATTTAATAATAATGGAACACTAGTTACCTCAGATATCTCTGTACTCACCACAAATACGATCTCCACCGGTGGTGAGGAAGTTGAATCAGTAGATTCAATTCGTAAATATGCTCCAAAAAGATATTCTGCTCAAAATAGAGCAGTGACTGCATCGGATTATGAAGCATTGGTTCCAAGAATTTATCCAGAAGCAGAATCAGTCACTGTTTTTGGTGGTGAAGAGTTAACACCTCCAAGATATGGTAGAGTGTATGTCTCAATCAAACCGGTGAATGGTCAATATCTTTCAGCGTTAATTAAAGATAATTTAGTGGATGAGATTCGTAAATATAAAATTGCAGGTGTGCTACCAGTAATTCTTGATGTTAAGTATGTTTATATTGAATTTAACTCAACAATTTTTTATGATCCATCTTTGGGATCAAATGCTGATGGACTAAAATCTGAGGTATCTGATTGTATTAGTAGATATGCAAATTCAACCGAGTTAAACAAATATGGGGCAAAATTTAAATATAGTAAATTTACAAAAGTAATTGATGAATGTACAGATGCAATCACTTCAAATATTACAAATATTTTTATTCGTAGAGATCTTGCACCAATTTTGAATAATTTCGCAGAATATGAGATTTGTTTTGGTAATAGATTTCATGTGAATCCAAACGGTTTTAATTTAAAAAGCTCTGGATTTAAAGTGAGTGGTATTGCAGATACTGTTTATTTTTCTGATGCTCCTAATTCAGACTTGTTATCTGGTGATCTTTTCATGTTTAAAGTTGATAGCACCACATCAGCAGGAAGAATAATGAAAAATATTGGTAAAATTGATTATGTAAAAGGTGAGATTTTAATTGATCCAATTAAGATAACATCTACATCAAAATCAAATTCACAGGGACCAATTATTGAATTTGCCATAAAACCTTATTCTAACGATGTAATTGGAAAACAGGAGTTATATTTGCAACTAGATATTAATAACAGCATCATTAACATGCTTAAAGACGACATATCATCTGGATCTGATGTTTCAGGATCAAGATATGTGGCAGCAAATAGTTGTGCAGACACGGGAAGCCTAATCAGAAGTTAAAATAAATCATGATCAATAAAAGAGTTAAAATTAGCACGGTCTTAGAAAGTCAATTACCTTCATTTGTAAGAGATAACTATCCTCTTGCAGTTCAATTTTTAAAAACTTATTATAGATCGCAAGACTCTCAAAGTCTTCCAGCTGATATTTTGTCAAATATTGATCAGTATGTCAAAGTCAATAATATCACAAACCTGACCACACAAACCTCTCTGGGGAGCACAATTCAGAGTAATGACTCAACTATCGTAGTAGCGAGCACACATGGATTCCCAGACCAGTATGGCATCGTACAGATTGATTCTGAAATCATAACATACACTGGTATTACAACGAACTCACTTACGGGATGTATTCGTGGATTCAGTGGAATTAGTTCATATCATGCACCAAATCAACCAGATGAATTAGTATTTTCCTCAACAGACGCAGCGTCTCATAAAAATGGAACAATAGTTAAAAATTTAAGTGTTTTATTTTTAAAAGAATTTTTTACAAAGACTAAAAAACAAATTTCTCCTGGATTTGAAAATAGAAAATTATATGAAGGCGTAAATGAAAACATTTTTGTTAAACAAGTCAAAGACTTTTATTCGTCAAAGGGCTCTGAGCAATCCTATGAAATTCTTTTTCGCGCATTGTATGGAAAAGATGTTGAACTAATAAGACCAAGCGATCAACTTTTTATTCCCTCAGATGCTGGATATAGAGTTACAAATGATCTTGTTGTTGAAACAGTAAGCGGTAATCCAGAATTACTAGTCAATAAAACACTCTTTCAAGACTTAAATCAATATCATAAATCAGCAAATGCAACAATCTCTAAGGTAGAAAAAATTCTTAGAGGGACTGACACATTTTATGTTTTAAGTCTTGATGCTGAATATGGTCGAGACATTGATACAGTAAGAGGATCTCAAAAAGGAAGATTTTCAATAAACCCAAAAACTCAAATTTTAAACACAGTTGCAATTGGGGCAACAGTCATTGATGTTGATTCAACAGTTGGATTTGCATCAACGGGTCAAATTGTTGCCTCTCTTACTAATGGTACAACACAAACAATTACATATCTATCAAAATCAATAAATCAATTTTTTAATGTTTCTGGTATCACTCAATCAATGCCAGAGACACAGGAGGTGCGTCAAAATACAGTAGCTTATGGATATACCTCAACATCAAAAACAAACCCAGTACAGGTTCGTATAGGAGCTGTTCTGGAAGATTTTGTTATCCCTGCAGATAATCATCTGTTTGAAAAAGATGATAAATTTGAAATTCAAACCTTAGGAAAGAAGACTGAGGATAGAAAAGCAAAAAATTGGTTGTATAATCTAAAAACAACTTACAATGTTAAATCAATTACAGAAAAATCTGTCGGATCTCAAATTTATGATGTTACAACTTTTGATGAAAATATTTTTCTAATTGGTGATACTGTTGTTCTTACAGATAACACCTCTACAACTTACACATATACAATCTTAAGTATATCTAATAATAAAAAATTCACTATATCTGGTGGATCTTTACCCACTACAAGAATATTCACTGCAAGAAGAGAGATTTTAAAAGGAAATTCCATAACATATCCTCATATTTCAAAGTATATCACAAATGTACAAAATACTTACATTGATGGGAATGATCTATATGTTGCCTCAAATTCAATTCCATCTTATTCAACTAAACCGTTAAATCCAGAAAATTTTACCGTTACATTTTCTGGAACTTTTTCAGGAACAGAAATTGTAATTGGAAATCATTCGTTTTACACGGGTGATGCTGTTCAATATATTGGAACTGGTCTTAATATTTCATCTGGAACTTATTTTGTTAAGGTTATTAATTCTACAACAATTAAACTATCAGCAAGTAAACCAAATATTTCTAATAATATTTTCTTCACTATTAGTGGGACAACATCTAATGCAATTCTGACAAGATATGGATATAAAGGGAAAACTTTTGAAGCACAACAATTAATCAGAAAAATAAAAGAACCCAGTACAGATAAAAATAAAATTAAAACTGTTGAGGGTCCAACTGGTATTTTTATTAATGGAGTCGAATTAATAAATTATAAAACAAGTGATACGATTCACTATGGTAAGATTGAAAATATAATTGTTACAGCAGAGGGAAGTGGATATGACATCATCAATCCACCAGTGATGACTATATCGGATAACTCTGGGACTGGAGCAGCAGCGAAGGTGTCAGTGAATGGTGGATTGGAAAGAATTGACATCATTTATCCTGGTGTTGATTATTTGAATACTCCATCAATAACAATTAGTGGTGGGAATGGTCAAGGAGCAATTGCAGAAGCTTCGTTAATGGAGTTTAAACATAGCAAACTCTTCAACTCAGTTCCCTTAGCAAATCAAGTTGATACTTTTTTTGATATTATTGCTTTTGGCGAAAGACATGAATTTAAAGATGGTGAACATGTCTTTTATGAAACTAATGGTGGAGATTCAGTAGGTGGATTAGAGGACAAACATGAATATTATGTTGGTGTCGTTGATGCGTTTAGAGTTAAATTTTACAAGACTGTAGATGACGCGGTTAAAGGAGAAAACAGAGTTAATCTAACTTCTAATGGAACTGGAACTCATACAGTCAGCACATATGAGAACAGAAAGAAAGTAGCTTCAATTCGAGTAATTGCTAGTGGGACTGGATATGAAAATAAGTATAGGGAGACTGATATCGTTGGTATTAATACAGCAGCAAATATTATTAACATTTCAAATCATGGATATGCCAGTGGAGATATTGTAACTTACAACACTACTGGTAATGAGGTGATTGGTTTATCCACTGCATTAACATATTATGTTACTAAATTTGATGATGATAATTTTTACTTATCGAATGTTGGTGTAGGGACAACAACTCAGGATTTATATTACAGATCAAAAGAATTTGTAGATTTAAAGACAGTTGGTAGTGGAAAACACTCATTTAATTATGAACCAATCACTGTAAAAGTTGAGGGCAGAATAGGTTTATCAACTATTACTACAACAAACAGTTTAGAACTTAATCTTGAAGGTATTAGATCTGGTATTGTAACTTATACTGCAACATCTGGACAAACGACATTCAATTATTCATACATTCCAAATGTAGGGCAACCACAATTACTAGATGTTTTTATGAATGGCATCAGGCTTGATTCAACAGATTATGATGCATCAAGTGGTTCTCAGATTGTTTTAAATAGTTCAGCAAGCGGAAGTGAAGTTATTGAAATAGTTGGTTATGCATCTACCATTAGAACTCAATATACAAAAATATCAGCTGGTTTAGGTCAAACTAATTTTCCATTTGTATATACTCCCAAATTTGTTGACGTGATTTATAATGGTGTCACTCTTCCAAGAGATGAATATGAATCAGATACTGGCACGTCTATCATTTTAGATGAGGGTGCAACTTCAAGCGGAGATATTATAGAACTCATAGGATATCCAGGTATTAGTAGAATTGAAAAAACTTTTATTGCACAAAATGGTCAAGTCAAGTTTACATTTAAACACCCAACAAGACTTGCATTGTCCGGTTTGCTTGATGTTTATATCAATGGCATTAAGTTGCCAAAAGAAGATTACATTGACACGGACTCTGCGTTAATTACTCTCAAAGAAGGAGCCATATCTGGTGATGTCGTATTTATTTCATATTATTTCATTAGTGAATTAGTAACTTTGGGAGATAATTTTAATGCAATTATTCAACCCATTTTTAGAGGTAATATTAAAACTGCATTTTTAACAAGTAAAGGTGCTGATTATGGGTCAAGCACAATTTTAAATTATAAAAGACAACCACTATTTACGTTAAACAGTGGATCTGGTGCAGAGGTAATTCCTGTTATTAACAGAACAACTGGCGGAATACAAGATGTTTTAGTAAAGAACGTTGGTTCTGGATACAACACCCCACCAAATCTTAAAATAGTTGGTTCTGGATCAAGAGCAATTTTAGTTCCAATCATAAACAATGGTATTTTGGAATCAATAAAAGTAGTGAATCCTGGTGTTGGATATAATCAAGATAAAACATCTATTGAAGTAACAGCAGCAGGATTGGGAGCAAAATTTGAAGCAAATCCGAAACAATGGAATGTTAACTATTTTGAGAGATTATTTCAAAGAGAAAAAATATCAGGTGATGATGGAATTCTTACTGTGGATAAAAATGATAATCTTCAATATGTTCACTTATATGCGCCAAGATCTCTGAGAGAAGAGGTTTATGGTATTAAAAGAATTAATGGTGTTGACACATTTAATCCAGAGTTGACAAAAGATCTTAATGGAAATGAGACGGATACTTCTTTCCATTCACCTATTATTGGTTGGGCTTACGATGGAAATCCAATTTATGGTGCATATGGATTTGATAGTCCAACTGGTGGTATTATAAGAAGAATGATATCTAGTTATAAAAAAACATCTAGAACCGAAAGACCTCCTCTACTAGATTTTCCTATTGGTTTCTTTATTGAAGATTGGGAGTATGATGCATCTGGTGATTTGGATGAACATAATGGAAGATTTTGCATTACTCCCGAATATCCTAAGGGTGTATATGCATATTTTATTACCATTGATGAAACATCAGAGTTAAGTGGTCCATTTAAAAATTACAGAAAACCTGTTTTTCCATATGTGATTGGAAATTCATTTTACTCAAAACCAATCGATTTTAACTATCAAAACAACTCAAATCAAAATTCTATTAATTTAAATACAACTGGATGGTTGAGAAACACAAGTCCATATAATTTAACAACAGAAAATACCAACTATCAATATATTTTCGATCCAAATAAGATTAAAAAACAAACTTCAATTGTGCAGTATGCAAGTCCAGGATCCTTAGAAAGTGTCGATATTTTTTCACAGGGTTCAGATTATAAGGTAAATGATACACTTTTAATTTCTTCTGGTGGTGGTAGAGCAGCGTCGTCTAAGGTATCTCTAATTAGAGGAAAAGAAATTAATAAAATTAGTGTGGCAACAACTTATATTGAAGATGTTGAGTTTCTAGCATTGGATAATGAAGGTAATTATCTTGGAATTACTCCAAATCCACATCAACTTAATAACTTAGATGTTGTTTCAATCGCAGGAATTTCTACATACAAAAACGATTTACAAAAGAATTTTAGAATAAGAGTATTTGATAACACTTTATCTTTGGCTTCAAGTATATTATCTGCAACTAATACTGGAATTGTTACAGATATTCAATTAACAAATATTCCACCATATCCTTTTATTTTAGAAAATGATATATTGACCATTGGTAATGAAGATGTTCGAATCTTAAATATTAACAATGAAAAATCTAGAATTAGAGTATTGAGATCATTAGTTGGATCCTCACACACAATATCGACACAAATTAAACAAAAATCTAGAAGAGTAAGAATAAAGACAAATAGAAAACAGTCAGAATCCTCATCTATAAATAGACAGTTTTATTTTGATCCCAGAACAAGTGTTGCTCTTGGATCAACTTGGGGTGTTGGAATAACATCATCTCTATTCCTAGGAGTCGTCGAGCACCAATCTCCGGTTTCCATTCAAACTGGTTCCACTTCAATTTTAACATTTCAAAAAACATCGGATATCACAAAATTTGCTGGTGGCGGACATATTGCATTAGTAAATGCAACATCATCTGGATTTAATCAAGATAAAGTAAATATTCTTGCAGTTGGAACTACTTCAATTAATGTTGACTTTAATAGTTCAGGACTTGCTGGTTTTGGAGTCACGATATATCTTAATAAGTATGATGTAAAAGAGGTTCCAACAAGAACCATTTCAATTGAAAATCATGGATTAAAAACAGGAGACAAAGTTCTTTATAACTCAAATGGTGGAGCAACATTATCAGTTATAAGAGTTTCAACATCATCGTCTCTAACTCAAAATCAAGAATTATTCATTAAGAAAATTTCCGATGATTTAATTTCCATAGCTCAGACTTTCGGAGATTTAAATAATGATGACACAATTCTGCAATTTGTTGGAGTTGGAACAGGAAATTTCCATAGTTTTGAAACTATAAGAAATGATGTAATTATTGGTCAAATTGAAAGAAATCAAATAACAGTTTCAACTGCATCTACTCACGGATTGTCATTAAATGATGAGATTATTGTTAATGTAAATGTTGGAGTGACAACCACAGTTAAAATCATATATGATGATTATAATAGAAGAATTTTAATTAATCCAAAGAGTTTTACCTCATCAAACGTAGATTTAAAAACTGATACTATTAAAATTGATAATCATGGTTTTTACACTGGGCAAAAGGTAATATTCAACTCGTCATCTTCAACTACACAGTTAGAAAATAACATGATTTATTATGTTATTGTTTTTGATGACAAAAAAATAAGATTATCAAACGCTTATTATGAAAGTATTTTAGATGTTCCTGTACATAAAAACTTTACCTCTGGTTTCTCTGGAACAATATCAGCAGTAAATCCACAAATTAAATATTATTCAAATCAAAATATTATTTTTGACCTTTCAGACTCTTCACTGTCATTTATTAAAAATGGAGTAAGTGAATCTGCATTTGATTTTAATTTATATACAGATCAAAATTTTGAAAATGAATATTTAACCTCACAAGATATTGGTTTATTCAACGTAACTAAAACGGGAAAAATTGGAATTGACACCGGTGCCAATTTAACTTTTCAGTCCTCTAATATTACTCCACAAATTCTTTTTTATGCGTTAAAACCAAAATTTAATATAAATCAACCAATTAAATCATCAATTATCTATGATAATGAAAAAATTGATAATGCGAATACAATAATTCAAGTTTCAAGTGTATATTCTGGAAAAAGACAGGTAACATCTATTGCTGCAACTTCATTTACTTACACTATTGATCAACAACCAGAAATATCTGAATATGATTTAACTTCAAATAAAATTTTCTATGAAACAAACTCAACCACCGCTGTTGGGCCTATTTCTTCAATTAAAGTATCATCAGGAGGTTATGGATACTCTGACATTCCAAAAATTGAAGTGTCTTCGATAAGAGGATCTAATTCATTATTAAATGGAATATCTACAAGTATTGGAAAAATTAAAAAAGTAAAAATTGAAGATATTGGATTTGATTATCCAACTGATAATACTTTAAGACCAACAGTAAAACTTTCTAACATTTTGAATGTTGGAAGATTTAGTTCATTTGAAAGTATTGGTGTTTCAAGTGCTGGAAGAGGATACACAACTCCACCAGAACTAGTTGTTATTGATAGTGTGACAAATGATCTTATTGATATCATATTAAAATATGAAATAGGAAATCCTCAGGTAAAAATTATTAAAAATACTAAGGATTTATATGATATAAATCCGAGGATCATCCCAACTAAAAATTCTAATGGAGTTGGAATAAACACTATTGTGTACAATCAATCCTCAAAAGATGTTACCGTAACATTAGTTGGATCATTTGCAACAGTTGGTGGATTTCCATTTTCAGTTGGGGATAGAGTTTTTGTTGAGAATGTTGGAATTACAACTGCTGGAAAGGGATATAACTCAAATCAATATTCTTATTCAACATTTGCGTTAACTCAAATAGATCCAAAATATGGTGGATCAAATCCAACAATAACGTATAATTTATCCTCCAATTTAAAAGGAGGAGAGCATCCTGGTCAATTTGATTCATTAAACTCCTCAGGTAGAGTTATTGCAACAAAAGATTTTCCAATATTTACAATTAAATTAAAGCAAAACGATTTTCTAATCAATGAGAGAATTAAAAATAATACCAATGGATCTTTTGGTTTTGTTGATAAGTGGAACTCAGAGAGTAATTTGATAAAAGTTATTTCTCCGTTTGGAGTATTTCTTGTTGGTGACGTTATTGAGGGACAGACCTCAGGTACAAAATCTATTATTAATAAATCTACCTCTTTTGAGTCCGAATATAAAATTGGTTCGTCCTCAGAGGTTGTACGTGGATGGAAGAGAGAGACGGGATTTTTAAATAATGATACTCAACGAGTGCAAGATAGTGACTATTATCAATATTTTTCATATTCTTTAAAATCCGAAGTTTCATTTGAAAATTGGGATGAACCAGTACAATCTTTAAATCATCCAGCTGGATATAAAAAATTTAGTAATTTATTAATTAATAGTAAGTCTGATATTGGAATTGGAACAACTCAGGATAGTGGTGACTTCAGTGCAATAACTGATATTATTAATGTAGTTGATACAAATTGTTACTATGATTGGGATTTAGTTGATGAAAACTTTAAGTATATTGTTGGTAATATTTCATCTGATGAAATTATATTTAATTCCAAAATAATTCAAAATTATTTTGAATCTGTTGGAAATAGAGTTTTAGATATTGATGATATAAGCGATCAATTCTTGAGTAACGAAAGAACTGATAGATTCAGTGTGGTCGATAAGTTTGATTTGGCTGAAAGATATAAAAAATACATCACTTATGTTAGAGATAAGAGATTTACAAATGAAAGACAAATAATGCTTGTGACATTATTGCATGACAATACACGAGGATATTTAAGTCAGTATGGTCGAGTTGTAACACAAAAAGATTTGGGAATATTTGAATTTGATATTGGTTCTTTTGATTTTAGTGTTAGCAACTTACAAGGACAGTTATTATTTTATCCAAATAAGTATCAAGTTAATAACTATGATGTAAGTATTGCATCATATAATATTATAGATCGAGTGATAGGAATCGGAAGCACATCAGTTGGATCTGTTGCTCAAATATACTCTTCTCGCTCTGTTGTTCCTGTTGGCTCTGGATTAACATCTTTCCCAGTTGTGAGTGTGTCTTCGACACATAGAGCTGCAAGAATTTTGGTTTCGGTCTCAACAACTGATTTTCAACATCAATACGATGAAATAAGTCTTGTCAAGGATAAAAATAGAAATGTTTTAATGTTAGAATACGGACAACTTACAGATGCAACATTATCTGGATCTGTTATATCTGGATTTGGAACATACGACGCTAATGTCCCACTAAAAGTCATACCAACTGTAAAAATTTCTGAATATTTTAGCACCTCTGGTGTTACAACTTCACCAGGAGGGACTGGATCTGGACCTTTTGGTGGATTTGCAATTGGTGCTCACACTAGATTCATGGGAACGGGAAATAGACACCTTACACTAAATCCAATCGATGCAAGAAATTATGATGAAGTTCTTGTGAAAGCAATAGTTGGAAATGATTCAAACGGTGGGGAACAACCAGAATCTGGTGAAGATCTTCGTGTAGGATATAGCACAGATGGAACTAATTTTATTGATATTGGAGTAATTGTTTCAAATAGTGCATCTTCAAGTCTTCAAGAGTATCGTGCGACCATTCCACAAGCAGCAAAAACTTCTAACACATTATTCAGATTAAATCAACCCTCTAATAGTGGTAATGATTTTGATAGTTATGGAGTCACACAAATGACTTTTGAATCAGATAGAATGGTTCTTGATTTTTATCCAAATGCAGGTGTTGCAGGAACTGTGAACGCATTAACAATTGGTGTGGGTCTCACTGACGCGACTGGAATAGGATCTATAACATTTAATACTAACACTATTGAAACAATTTATACTGGAATTGGATCAACATCAACACCCACTGCTCATAGAATTGCTGGATGGTCAACCTCTGTCTTTGACGCTGGATATTTAATTATTGGTGTAGAAGATAAAACTAATGATGAATATGAATTTTTTGAATTAATCGCTGCCCAGGATGATCTTGATCAATCGTTTACAGAATATGGCATATTGCGAACTCAATCTGGAATCGGAACAGTTGGTATTGCATGTACAGATTCAACACTAAAAGTTTTATACACCGCAAATCCAAACATTAGTGTTGATGTACGTGTATGGCAACATACCACAAGATTAATTGATAATTTTAATACTCTTACTGGAATTAGTTTTAATAATGCGAGTTTAAACTCTGGAAGTGGAACTTACACTGGAACTGGAATTGATGTAAGAAGATCTTTTGATTTAACTCATAAACAAAAAGATATTTTCCAAAAATATTTTAGTCCAACGACAGATCCAAGAGCAGGTATTGCTACTGCAACAGGTGTTGTTAATTTAAATGCAAATACAATTACTTTTTCTGACGAGCATTTCTTTGTAACTGGGGAAGAAGTAACTTATGCGTATCCAAACATTAATCAATTTGCAGCAATTGGTATAGCGACAACAACAATTTCTGGTATTTCTACTAATAAACTTCCAGAAAGTGTTTTCATAATTAAAGTTGATAAATTTTCAGTAAAAGTTGCTGTCTCAGCAACGGATGCTCTTAAAGTTCCTCCAAATCCGTTAGATATTACCTCTGTCGGAATAGGAATATCTCACAGATTTACATCTAGAAAAACAAATCAAAGAGTTATTGTAACTATTGATGATTTAATTCAATCCCCAGTGGTGGCAACATCAGTAACAACACACCTTACAAATACAACCTCTTCGTTTGATGATCAGTTTACTTTAAATTCTGTAGAAAAATTGTCTGTTGGACAATTGATACAAGTTGATCAAGAAATTTGTTTCATTGACGCAGTTAATTCATCATCAAAAGTTGTTGATGTAAGAAGAGGATGGATGGGGACAAATATAGGAATTCACACCACAGCAGCTGTTGTAAAACAAATTAAAGGTAATTACAATATTGTCGATAATACTATTAATTTTGTTGCACCACCTCATGGAAAATCACCAATTGGAAGCACAACAAATCCACCAGATGAAAGAGATTTCACTGGAATTACAACTAGTTCGAGTTTTAATGGAAGAGCATTTATGAAGTCTGGTGCAAAAAATTCTACTTTTGAACCATATCATAAAAATTATGTTCTTGATGATGTATCGGATTCATTTACTGGTATTAAAACTGAATTTACTATTAGTTCTGCAAATCAAAATTTAACTGGCATTTCTACGGATAATGCAGTTATTCTTTTGAATGGTATATTGCAATCTCCGACAAGATTTGGCGCGAATCCAATCATTAATAATCAGTATCTGATTGAAAAATCTGGAATAACCTCAATATTCTTTAATAGTTCTCCCACTGGTGGAGAAATTGTTTCCGTTGGATCTACAAAGGGTCTTGGATATCAACCACTTGTCGCTGCGGGTGGAACGGCTATTGTTTCATCTGCAGGAACTATTTCTTTCATCTCCATTGGAAATAGTGGATCTGGTTACAGAAGCGGAATACAAACCACAATCAATGTATCCGTTGGAACCTCATCAGTTATTACTCCAAATTATCAAAAAATTGGAACAGCAACTGCATCAAACGGAATTATTGTAAGTGTTGCAATTACGAATCCTGGTTCTGGATATACATCTTCAAATCCACCATTTGTTGTTTTTGATTCTCCTCTCCCATATGAAAATTTAAATTTGAAATATACAGGAGGAACAACTGGCATTGGAACAGGAGCTAAGGTAACTATCGTAGTTGGTCAAGGATCTAGTGTTATTGACTTTGAACTTGTTAATGTTGGAACAGGATATGAAGTTGGAGATAAACTAACATTTACCATTGGAGGAACTAGTGGAGTACAAACTGATACTTCAAAATCATATAAAGAATTTGAATTAACGGTGACGGAGCAGTATCAAGAACAATTTAATGGATGGACTATTGGTAATCTAACTTTATTTGACAATATAAGTAACTTATTTGATGGATTTAAAACCAAATTTCCACTTAAAATTGATGGAGTTAGACAATCAATTATAGGAAAAGAGGGAGCAGGAATTGATGTAGCATATACTTTATTAATTTTCTTAAATGGAGTCCTTCAAGATCCAGGAGAATCATATACTTTCACTGGTGGTAGTGTTGTTAGATTTACAGAAGCTCCAATGGAAGGTGATAATGTTACGATTCTATTCTATCAAGGCAATAAAGATGTTGATGTTATAAACAGAGATATTTTAGAAACTGTAAAAGTTGGTGATGGACTTAGAATATTCCCACCAGAGGCAGATAATCGTCAAGATGAGAGAACAGTTTTTTCTATTGATTCTATTGATGTTGTAACAACAAATGTGTATGGGGGACCAGGAATTATTACAACAGGATTACTTAGACCAGTAATTTGGTGTAAACAACGTTCAGATTTACTTGTTAATGGAAATTATGTTGCAAAAAATAGGGAGGAGTATGAATCTCTAATTTATCCAGCAACAAATATTATCAAATCAATTTCTCAATCAGACAATGAAATTTTTGTTGAAGGGGCAAAAACATTTTTTGACTCAGTAAATGAAAATCCATCTCCGCTTACAACAAGAACGTCTATTCAAATCATTAGTCAAGATACAAAAGTATCAGCGGCAGCGACAGCAACAATTTCTGGAAGTGGAACGGTTACTGCCATAACAATAACAAACGCTGGTGTTGGTTATACTCAGGCACCCGTTGTAACTTTTGAAAGTCCAACTGGATTAGGAACAACATCTAGAGCACAAGCAACAGCAACTATTTCTGATGGTGCTGTCTCTGCAATATCAATTACAAATGCTGGAATCGGATACACTCAATCTCCAAATGTTCTAATATCTGCTCCAAGTAATGATATTGAAACTATTACTGATGTTACTTATGCTGGTGATTTTGGTCAAATTACTGGTATCAAAACAACTAGTGTTGGAGTCGCATCAACAGGACTTATATTTGATTTTTATATTCCAGAAAAATCTTTCCTCAGAGATGTCTCTATCGTTGGAACTGCAATTACTCTAAGTCAAATTCAAGTTGGATACCGTTTCGTTCTAAAAAATTCTAATGTTGGAAACGGAGTGACTTCTTTAAATTCCAGTGGGTCCATTGTGTGGAATGGTGTAAACAACATTGACAATGTTTACGAAGTCGTTGCAGTATCAATCGGGAAATCTAATGTTTCTGCTGGCATTGGAACAACTGATGTTATGCAGGTAACTGTGAGTTTGACTGATTATAATGGGATTACTAATCTTGGACACGGTAAAGTGTTTGGAGAATATTCATGGGCAAGAATCGTAACCACAAACAGAAGTGGTATTAATACTTTTGCAATATATAATAATGGATTATCTGGAATTGAAACATCTTCCCTGGTAAGAAGGTTGAGTCCATTAGAAAACTTTAATTATATTCAATAAATACATAAAAAACCTACAATGTCTGCTATCATAACTGATCAATTTAGAATATTAAGTGCAAACAACTTTGTCACATCTGTGGCTTCAACCACTAGCGCATATTATACTTTTATTGGTCTACCAAATGCCACAGATTTAAGTCCCACTTGGAACACAACTCCACCATCACCAAAAGATAGTTTTTCCGAGGAAAATGACGTTTGGGATACTCTCATTGCTCTTAAAAAAATAACAACATCTGATGTAAGGCAGGTTATTCGTAAAATAACCTGGACTTCTGGAACCACATATGACATGTATCGTCACGATATAACCAGAGACAATCTATCAAAACCATCAAATTCAACAAATCTATATGATTCAAATTTTTATGTGATGAATAGTGAGTATAAAGTTTATATTTGCTTACAAAATGGAACTGATCCAGAAAATACGAACGGCAGACCATCTCTTGATGAACCAAACTTTGTTGATTTGGAGCCAAGATCTGCTGGGTCTAGTGGAGATGGATATATTTGGAAATACTTATATACAATGAATCCCAGTGATATTATAAAATTTGATTCAATTGATTTTATTCCCGTACCAACTAATTGGGCAACAAGCACAGATAATGCAGCGGTTAGAAATAACGCTGGAACTAGTGGTCAACTTAAAATTGTAACTATTACAAATAGAGGAGTTGGTCTTGGAACTGCAAATAAAACTTATACCAGAGTCCCTATCAAGGGAAATGGTTCTGGTGCAGAGGCAACCATTATTGTTGGAAATGATTCAAAAATTGAATCAATAAACATTTCAAGAGGTGGTTCTGGATATACTTTTGGAATTGTAGATTTAGTTTCAGGTAATGTTCCCACAGGAACAACAACTCCGAGGTTTGATGTAATCGTCCCTCCACAAGGTGGTCATGGTAAAGACATTTATCGGGAGTTAGGTGCAAGTAATGTTTTAATTTATTCTAGAATTGAAAATGATATCGAAAATCCGGATTTTATAACTGGAAATCAAATTGCTAGAGTTGGAATTGTTCAAGATCCAAAGGCTTTTTCATCTACATCTAATTTAAATTTAAGTAAAGCGAGTGGTGTATATGCTCTTAGACTCATTGGAACCGCAGTGACAACTTTTACTCCAACTGCTGATAGTTTTATCACTCAAACTGTTGGTGTGGCTTCCACGGCTGTTGGAAGAGTTATTTCATATGACAACGTAACTGGTGTTTTAAAATATTGGCAAGATAAAAGCAGAGCTGGATTTACAACTAGTGGTGTTCAAAATTTAACTCCACAGTATGGATTAAAACTAAACTCATTTACTTCAACTGTTGGAACTGGCGGGTCTACTCTTATTAGTAACAATGAAGTAAGCACTGGATTGCGAATTGATACATCATTTACAGGTATAACTACCGTAATAAATAATAGAACCTATAACCTTGGTCAATCATTTATAAATGGTGTGGCTCAACCTGAGGTTGAAAAATATTCTGGAAATATAATTTACATTGATAACAGACCATCTATCACTAGATCGTCTAATCAAAAAGAAGATATCAAAGTTATTTTGCAATTTTAAAGAATAATGCCACAGGAAACTAACTTAAACGTCTCTCCATATTTTGACGACTTTGATCCCAAGAATAATTATTATAAAGTATTATTCAAACCAGGTTATCCAGTTCAAGCGAGAGAACTGACAACCTTACAGTCCATACTGCAAAATCAAACAGAGCAGTTTGGAACTCATATTTTTAGAGAGGGTGCAAAAGTCATTCCTGGGCAAACGTTATACAATACTAAGTATAGCGTTGTTGAAATTGAAAATTCATTCACTGGAATTCCAGTATCATCATACATTAATGCTCTCATAGGGACAACCATCAAAGGTGAGACATCTGGTGTGCGAGCAAGAGTTGAAACGGTTATTTCTTCATTAGAATCAGAGAGAGGAAATGCCTCACTTTATATAAGTTATATTTCATCAGGATTAACAAACTCCGCACAGTCTTTTAGTGATGGAGAAAATTTATTGACTGAAAGTGGTTTACAAACTTCAAATGTTATTTTTATCCCTAATGAAAATTTTGCAACCACTCTAAGTCAAGATTCAACATCAATTGCCTCTGCATTCACCGTGCAGAATGGTGTTTATTTTTTGAGAGGAACATTCGTTAATGTTTCTACTCAAACAATTATTTTAGATCAATATTCCAATACTCCAACTTATAGAATTGGTTTTAATATCACTGAGGAGGCAATCACATCAGATACTGATGAAACTCTATATGATAATTCACAAGGATTCAATAATTTTACTTCTCCTGGAGCAGATAGATTAAAGATTACTGCCAACCTAACAAGAAAATCAATTTTTGATTTTGATGATAAAAATTTCGTTGAAATTGCATCAGTTCAAGAAGGACTTTTAAGAAACACTCCTAACGATACACAGTATAATTTAATCAATGATACTCTTGCGGCAAGAACTTATGAAGAGTCTGGTGATTATTATATCAAACCATTTAAATTAACTTGTATAGAATCTTTAAATGATGAAGAGGGAAATAATGGTATTTTTAAAAAAAATCAACTAACTTATGATGGAGGGACGCCATCAGATGATCTTGCAGTTTATAGAATATCTCCAGGAAAGGCATATGTTCGTGGTTATAGAGTTGATACTACCGCTCCAACTTTTTTGGATGTTGACAAATCGAGAGATAAAAAAGAATTAAAAAATCAAGGTATTAATTATGTGACTGGTCCAGCGATCTCCTTGAATAATGTTTCAGGATCGCCAGTTATTGGAATTGGAAATACATATGTTCTTAGCCTCAGAAGTTCTAGAATTCAAAATAAAAATATTGCCAGTGGAAATGAAATTGGAGTTGCAAGAGTTTATGATTTTGCATTAGAGAGTGGATCATATAATACAACAAATCCAGCATCAAATGAATGGGACATATCATTATA